AAGCCAGTTAACTACGGCGGTCTCAGCCGATGTTCCTTTTTGTTTTGCTTTACTCATTACATCCTCTGTAAAATTCATTGCCCCATATTTCATATGGGTGGTATCCAAGTTTCACTGCCCACCTGTCGGCTAAGTAAACACTTAACCCTCTAGTCCTCCACTTGTGGCTGGTGCTGGTATTGATAGATAACATACGCCCGTCACGAGCAAGCCTTTCAATCAACGGTTCACCATCAAGCATTAAGACAGTCTTCTTTCTATCAACACGGTATTTCCTTGCGTCTTCAACACATACAGTGCATCGGCATTTGTATTTCAGGTAGGTAGAGCGTCCGTGTATGCGTTCATTAGACACCCCACCACGCCCTGTTCTTCTTCTCCCACTTGCGGTAGTGCTCGTGTTCCACCAACGGGGTGTGTTTGCCTGACGACAGGGCACTGGAGTGGGCTAACGCATTGGCTATGCGCCTCCACTCTTGTGTCTCCGCCTTCGCTTGCTTGAGTTGAACGCTCAACAGTTTGTTTCGTTCTTCCATGTTGTCAAGAAGTTCCTCGTAACTGGACATTACCTAGCCAGTTCTGCTTCTAGTTCTTGACGGATTAAGTCACGGAATAATTGTGAACGCTTCGTGTTGCGTTGCTTACATAAGAAAGCAATCTGTTCTAACTGTGACGGTGTGACACGCAACCCAATGATATGGGCTGATGCTTCACTGGCGGTGGGGTCTACTGTTCTTTTGTTAGCCATCACTCGCCGTCCTTGAATGATGCAAGTTCCTTGAACGCTGACCGTAGGGCTGGAAGGTGTGACTCCATCCAAGGGGTACCTTCGGGGATGCCTGCGTTGAGGGCTACCGCTAGGGGTGTTATCCCTTTGGCTTCACAGGCGGTGTTGAACTGGTCAATCTGTGCCTGTGACAGTGGGGTTAGGGTCTTGGGTTTAGCCTGCTTAGGAGCCTGCTCAGGGGCACTGGCGGGTGCTGACGGGCGTGGCTTAGATGGGGCTGGGTTGTGGTCTAGGTCTTCCCATTCCTGCTTAGTCCACAAACTGAGACAAAATCCATACCTCATTCCGCAGTTCCTAATTAGGTCGCTGATAAGTTCCTTCAGCAAATCGGGCTTGTTGGGTAGGCATGAACCGATACCAAGACGGCGCACACCATGCACTGTCATCCATCCAGCCATGTGTGCCATGCCATTCTCTACACGGTAGGCAGGTAGACCATCAGAGTCAAACGCTGTTGGCTCCCATGTCCATGCACTGTCCACTTCCAAAAGCATTTTTGTCACATCGGCGTGCCCGACAAAGGACAACTGCTGACCGCCCTTAGGTAACTTGCCTATGATTTTGGGGTCAGGTACCCCGTATTTAGTGAGGACTTCATCAAGTCCGATTGTTTTCTTTTCCATTATTTTTCTCCCTTCAAGAGAAATGTACGGGTGTGTACTTCTTTTAGATATTGTTTGGCAAGGTCAGGATGGGCAAGGCGCAGTGCTTTAGAATCAAATGACTCCCGCTTCTGTCCCTTCCATGTCGCAACCGTGACACCATTCAATATAGCGGTATCTGCTTCGCCTAACAACTCGCACACCTCCGCTTTTAATTCATCTTCCATCTGCTTGTACGATGCAAGTTCACTGCGTACATGACGCAACCTCTGTATTAAGTCAGCAGTTTCACTAGGCAACTCAACCGTGCGGGACACGGGACGCTGATACCTAGTCTGGATAGTTTCGTAAGACCACTTAACACCTGATGGTGTCATGCCCAACTCAACACTATTCAACCACTCGGTCACTGCTTCAATATGTTCAGCGACTTCTTCTTCAGTGATGACCTGCTCAACCAATGTGAGGCGCAAGGTGTTATCAAAGATTGCCCAAGTCACACGCTCGGCATCAGAACAGATGTATTGTGTGATGCCTTGGATGCGCCAGTAATCAGGGAGAGTACCTGAATACTCACGGCTCGTGGTCTTGACCTCAAGGATGTGGCGAGTGTCGTTGTTCCATCCGTCAAGGGTAGAGATGAGATGGCACCCGTTGTCTGTGTCGTAACAGAACAATTGGTTAGGTGTTTCAAATTCAACACCGAGTCTGTCACCAGCCCATGAGATGATGGTGTCTTCAAGGCGGTTGCCTGTCTCCATCGCTGCATTAGGGGTGATAGGTGTAGGTGCCACACCTGATAGTTGTTCGGCTGCATAGTGGTCTTTCTTTACGAAAGGATGCAAGCCATAGATAGCGGCTGCGGCACTGGCTGAGATTCGGCGGTTGCCTTGCTCATCCATGTAACGCTGATTCAGCCACGCTTGTGAACCGTGTGGTTCTTTGTTGATACGGTAACGATTGAAAGTCATTTAACTTCCCCTTCTCTGTGTAACAGTTGTTGCGTCACAGAGTACAGGTGGGGTGCGTCAATGTCAAGCGTTTAGTAAAACAATTTTCCTGACCATTGCAACAGGGATATAAAACAGGTTGATACCTTCGCCATCGTGGATGCTTTGCAGTAAAGTCATGTGGTTTTCTTTAGAGCCAGCGTCACCGACAGGCACAAGAAAGCCTACTGATTGCACGAGAACTTCGCCGTCGTCTTCCACTTCATCCAGTGTTAGCCAGCCTGCATCACCGCCACACGCATCAGCCCAGTAGATGAGAGCGACTGGGTATTCTTGCGGTGCGAACTCAATCGTCTGTTGGGTCATCAAGAGGTTCCCCTTCCACTCGGCACTCAACACAGTACCGCCCCGTCTTTGACAGCCACATCTCTCCGCATTGCGGGCACATAAAAAGGTCACGGGTATTTGCCATGCCTTAATAATACTAGAGGTTTAGGCTGCTTGCGTTTGCTTACTGCGTAAGGTTTCTAACTGTTTAACAGCCCAGAAGAACTGGTCTTGTTGTGCTGGTTGCACATGGATTTTAGAAAGAAAATATAGGAGAGTTTCAATTGCTTCGTTAGTCATAGGACTTAAGACACTACCACTACCAAGGTTTCGTTACATAGTCCTCAAGTTTTGTAATACGATTTTCAATTCTGTCAATAGCATCACGCAATGAAGTACCACCATTATTATTCATGTGCATCTCAACAGTAGTGATTGCTTTATCTAGTCGTTGTGCCCACCGAAAAATAGGTCTAACAACACCACGATAGATAACACCGATAGAAACAATAGACCCAGCAATTGTGGCAAGAACACTGACGATATCCATTATGCAGGTTTAGGTAGCGAACGCCACGCCGCTTCAAAGCGTTCAGGGTCGTCAGCCATAGCAGGAGAAAGTTCTAGGTGCAACCACCGTCCACCCCTTGAACCAGCATTGTCTTTATCGTTATAAATCTTGACCAGTTTCTCGCCTGGTTTACGCTGGCAACGGTAGCCACGACCCCAACCTTGTACCTTGTCTTTAACATTTGCATCGTATGCGTAGTCGTGGATTTCTTCAATCTCTAACGCATCAGCATGGAGGACAAACCAATCCCATGCCTCTACTGCATCCTTGCGGTCTTTGTATCCGAGGTCACAGGCACGACCAGTGGCATGGACGGACAACCACTTAGGGTCACCTGCCACAGCCTTGGGGTTATTCATCATACGATTGGAGAACGACCCCATATTGGTGAAACCCCACCTACGCTGGGACAAATCTATTAATTTAAGTAAGCCAGGTCGGGCTGCTTTTGTTTTTGATACCCCATCAGATGAGCCTGTGTACTTGCGCATTTTATTCTTCGTCTACGCCAATGCCAAAAGCGATGGCAAGTATGTTAATAACGAAGGCTGCTGCACTAATGTATAGAGCCTTGTTGAGCGTATCCCCAGACAGGGTGATAAGCATAAGTCCAGTGCTGGTTAGCCACAGTGACAGGCTGATGATGGCTCCTAGATATTTACGCATAGGTTGTACTTTATCACTTTCGTTTAGTTGGGATAACCATGAGTGAGGTCATGATGGTGATGGCGATGAGGGCACGGCGGGTGCTGACAGGTACCGTTGAACCAATAGGGACATAGGTGTCTACTGCCCCGCCGAATACATTGACTGAAGCCTCAAAGGATTCACGGACAGCAACGGGTGCATCTTGAACGGCTGACACAAGTTCAGTTAGTTGGTCATCTGTCAGGTCGTCAAGGACTAGGGCATCAAAGACTTGGGTTGCTTCCTCAGCGGTGATGACAGCCAACGCTTCAGGGTCGGTAGCCAAAGCCACTGCTTCTTCAGGACTTACGACAGGAGGTACAACTACTGGTGGTAGCGTCGTTGAAGTTGTACTCGTAGTGGAGGTAGTAGATGTACTTGTTGTTGTGGGTGCCAGCGTTGATGTTGTCGTGGTTGGCACGGTTGATGGAGGCACAGTTGTTTGAGGAATGGGAACAGTAGATGTTGTGGTTGTTGGTAACTCTGTGGTTGTTGTGGGCACTACTGTTGTGGTGGTGGTAGATGTAGTGCTGGTCGTAGTGGTCGTAGTGGTCGTACTGGTAGTACTGGTAGTAGATGTTGTGGTCGTAGACGATGTAGTAGTCGTCGGCTCCTCAGTAGTGGATGTAGTGTTCGCTGGTTGCCCATTGAAACTCAACTCATACCGTTCATTCCAGCCCCCGCCTCCACGCCAAATATCTGGTTGCCAACAGCAAGTACCCGCCCGTAAACGGTATTTGCCAGGTTGTACTTCTACAGATATGTATGACTGCAAACCGAAGTGGTCGTCAACACTGACAATCAACGTGCCTTGCTCGTCGTACAGCCACAGCTGAGGGTCAGAGTTAAACCCGTCAACCATGTATGTCCGTGCTTCAAACTGTGTCGGCTCGGTGTATTCAAACCAGTAATCAGTGATACCAGTGATGATTGGATTTTCTGCTTTAGCACTAGAAGCTAGAAACAGAATGGAAAGTGCAACCCCTACGAGGGCGTATCCGTTACGCCTTTTTGCCGAAGGCTGCCGCAACTTCTTCTCTGGTGAGGTTTCCGTCTTCAGACCATGAACGAAGCAATGCTTCGGTTACTTTTCCTGCGGCTACAACACCTGCGATGGCGGCTGATTTCCAGAGTTCAACTCCGAAGATTGCGCCACCTGCTACGGCTGCGAGTGCGGATGAGCCGAATACCCCAAAGATTCGGAGGATGAGTGTTTGTAGTTTAATCATGGTTGGTATCTTATCCTAGTCGTGTTTGATGATGTAGTTGACTACGAGGTATGGCTGGTAGTAAGCCTGCGCCCCGCCTGTCTCGGCCGTAGAACCAGTGATTGTGTGGCTGTGGGTTGGGTCTGTGATGTCGTGGATATGATTGCCGTCTGTGCCGATATTGAAGGAACTTGTACCTTCAGGTGTCGCACTTGTTCCACCCATGAATTGTCCTGTTTGACCATGACCGTGAGCCGTTGTGGAAGTCAACAAGTCAGCAACGACGGCGTGGAAATGCTGACTTGTATTGTTGTTGGTTGTGGAAACACCAGTGGAGTTCGCAACCGTAGCCAAAGTACCAACAGCGTGAGAGTGGGCGGGAAGATTGGTTGTACCAATAGTGGATGAACCACCAGTGTCACGCAAATTCAACGAGGCATTGTCACCTAAAGGGAAACGACCCTTGAAGTCAGGAGTGTTGGCACCAACAATGGCAGCCAACGCTGTGTAGCCAGTAGTTGATGTGCCGTCACAAAGTAGCCATCCTGTAGGGGCAGCAGCCCCACCGTACATAGCAATTGTACCTACAGGCACAAGAGCATTTGCAACAGCAGCAGCCAACTTAGCCAGCGTCACAGCACCAGCATTAATGTCTGCCGTGTCAATCGTAAGGTCAACAAGGTTCGCTGATGCAACCGTGATGCTGGTAGGTAACGCACCTGTAGCCAATTTACTTAAAGCAATAGCGGCTGAAGCATTAACATCGGCATCAACAATAGTGCCATCAAGAATTTTGGCTGAAGTAATAGCACCATCAGCAATGTCTCCAGCAACAATGGTTCCGTCAAGAATCTTGGCTGAAGTAACAGCACCGTCAGCAATACCAGCAGCAGCCAACTGTCCCCATTCAGGGGCGGTAGCACCAGAGTTAACTTTTAACGCCTGACCAGCCGTACCAACAACAAGTTCAGTGAAAGTACCTGGGGTACCTGAACCTTGATACACAACAGAACCAGCATTGGCGTAGTTGGATACTAATTCGTTAGCCTGGTTTGCTTCCAATGCTGTGAACACAGGGTAGATAACAGCACCCTGTTCATGTTGACGGTCAGTAGTAGCATCAGCACCACGACCATTAGCAGACGCACTCCATGTAGAAGTAGAAGCAGGGTCTACAACAGTGAGGGTTGTAGCACTGGCGTACTTGACACAAATCTTTTCTTCCTTGGTAGTACCAGGGTCAACCACAACAAAGAAAGGTTCAGCATCAGTAGACCAGCCAGACACGGCAACAGCCAAGGTGATGCTCGTCGCTGCTGCATTTAGAGTTGCACCAAGCGTATTAGATACAGGTGCACCCCGATATGACCTTCTGCTTTTACCGTTGACTGCCATAAAACTCCTAGTTTTCTACCGAACGCAAGGTTACTACAAGCGTCCCATTAAATGCCCAACTGTTACCCACAGAATCGGCAGGTTCCCAAACAATATCCTCAACAATAACATTATGGGTGAAAGACCCTATCTGGAGGGTAACAATACGAGGCGACCCAATCAGCCCGTCAAAGAAGGTTTGTTCTTCATCAACATCGTAATAGTATTCCTTGCCCCTTACCGTTATTGACTCATGCAGGATGATAGGGATAGAGAAAACTTGTGAACGGAACGGGGCAGCATAGGCTCTAGCCATCCAACGGGTGAAGGTTGGTCCAGTGGTGGCAGTGGCTCGTTCTAGTACGAACTTAAAATCTGCTTCAATGGCTTTAGAATCTGACCCGTCAAACGAGTTTTCAACATCGTCAGTAACAGCCCATCTACCCACAGAATTGTATGCGCCGTCATCAATTTTAAGGTATGAAGTGATAGCCCCAACAAGAGGGGTGGAACGGGTGTCTACCTTGGCGATGAACTTGCGGTCTGGGATACCCCAACGCCATGTGCCTGTTTCTACTTCTCCTGAAGCAACTAGGTTGTCGGCATCTTCAACGACAATGCCTATACCACTGACAGCAAAGATGCGTTTGGTGGCGTACGGTGTCACTGGGTCAGCAAAGACAACGACACTGTTGACATCGGCAGTGCTGGTATACATGAGGTCGGTGGCAAATGCTGGGGTGTTAGGTGTGGTGAAGACTGATAGGTCTAAGGCTCCTAACCCACTTGATGTGCCGTCATAGTTTGACCATGTGAAATATGAGAACCTGTCGTTTGATGCAAACTTTTTTACATCGCCTGATGTTGGGATTAGTTTTCCTGCTATAAGGTTTGCGTCTGCATCTGTTGAACAGTAACGGACACCTTTGTTTGTGCCGATAAGAATGAACCCAAGGTATCCACTGATGGCTGTGACTACTTCACCTGTTGGTAGTTCAAGAGCAACAATACCTTTATCTAAAACACCTGTTGTTTTGTCAATTGTTATTTTGTAGATAAGAGATTTCTTGCCTGAGAACCCTGCTGCGTACACAGCGTTTTGTCCTGATGCCACTCCGACCCAACGGAAGTTGGTGTCATCAGGAGTGATAGGTGTAGTGCCATGAGTTCCGTCTGATTTGATTAAACGCAAGTCTTGGTCGTATGCACCGAACATATAGTTTTTAGCAAAGCCAAGTATATAAAAATTATGTGTTCCAGTAACAAACTTTGTGTTGCTAATTACCGCAGGGTCAACGCTTGTATCAACCTTTCGGACACTATCGGAAGGAAACGCCAAGTAAACATCGTTACCATCGGTAGCCATAGCAGCAACGGTTCCTGTGGCGGCAGCAGTACCTCCAGCCTCATCAACAACAGCAGTCCAAGTAGGGCTAGAAACAAATGGATTAGTAGTGAATTTAACATCACCATCCAACGCCACATACACACGAGTACCACAAACAACCATGTGTTGCGTAGTAGAAGCATTAGACAACGACAACTTAGTAGCAGGCAGAAGACTTAACTGTCCCTTGACCCAAGGGTTAACACCTTTAGATTTGTAAAACCTAAACGGTGTGGAATCATTCATATCTGCATACTCTTGCCCCGCACCACTATGCCAAGAATCCTGACCACGCCTCCACAAACCACCAGGGTTAATAGCACCCTCACCAGGGGTAGTTGAATCATCCGTAGAGTCACGCACCCGCTGCTCATAACCCCGTTGAAACTTGCCTGATTTTTGGTCAACCATAAACGGGCGACCATCAATAGCGACAGGGAAAACATTAGGTACCAGTGAAGATACTGCGGTACCAGAATAGAACGGAGGCGTACCGAAATACGGCAGGGTGAAAGTTGTCACCGCCATTAGTTAAACCCTGCTAAGAAAAGTGGGGTATTGCCTTGCAAGTCGTGCCGCTTCAGCAGTGATACGGTCACGGCGCATACGGATAATGTTGTTAATAGAACTAGACACCGACCCTGTAGGTACTTCTTCTGAACGGCGAGTGTCGCCCTGTGACTCAGTGAAGTTACGCTTTACTTCTCGTGGGGAAACTAAACGAATCTGGGCACCCATCATTAGGATGTCTTCAGCAGTGGTAGGGAAGCCAGCAATGTTTTGAAGGTTCTGTGCTTCGCTCGTGACATTAGTGAACGGTGCTTTGTATACCACAATCATGCGTCCAGCACGGACTTGTTCATCAAAACGGATAGCGTACCCAGCGTTGAAATCATCATTCGGTAGGTCACGGATGAGGCGACAACGAGTAATCTTTGGGTAGTCAGTAGCAATATAGCGTACCGTTACAGATACAAGGTCAATGATTTTGTCTGTAGTTGGCAAGTTAATCATGTTCCAAGTACCGTTGTAGTTCAACTCAAGGCTTTTGATTTGGTACAAACCATTCATCGGGCTAGACAGGTCATCTATCTCGGCGTTGATTGCTTCAAGGATTTGTGCCCTAGGAAACTTAGGGTCAATAATAGTTACGGAACCACTGACATGGGCAGCAGCAGTCGTGCCATTCCATGCCCGTTCAACCGTTGCCGTTTTAGAACCTTGGGATACTTCCCATACATACATCAGTTCGTTATCTATTTGGATAACACCACCAGCCCGCATACCATTAAGGTCGTACTGGAACACAATAGATGTGGATGTAGCAGTCAAGGCACCAACTGTTTTGTTGCGTTCCTCTACCGTGCCAGACATTAACTGGCGTACGGTACGGTCTACTACTGTTCCAACTGTGGACATAGAAACTCCTTGTGTTCAGCCAAGGCAATCATAGCCGATAATGGGACAGGTTTGTCTTAAGTCTTTCATCTGTTGGGTTTAACGCCACAGCATCGGAGCCGTGAAAGAACGCTTCGTCGGTGTCACCAAGGTGATGGCAGGCGATAGCCATGAGGTCGTGTGGTAGCCACCCCCATGCTTCTGCTTCACATAAATAGTCCAATGGTTTTTCGGTGATTGCTAAAGCCGAGGATGCTGCGTTTCTAACTCCGAGCCAGTTAAGTTGCTGGTAGTAGTACATGGCTAAGTCAACCCATGTTTCCCGTCGTGATGGGTCTTCAGCGATGGCACGGTACAGGTGGTAGTCGGCTGCGTTGGGGACCATCTTGGCTAGGTACCTGTGGGATGCTGCCCGTTCAGGGTTCCATGTGGACAGGTCAAGATGGCGACTGAAATGGTACTGACTTAAGGCATGGTCACCTGTGAAGAATAGTTCTCGTGCTAGGTAGAACTGGTTGCGGTCATCTCGTGGGTCTTCTTCTACTGCAAGTTTAAGTAGGGGTAGGTATTGGCTGCGGGATTTTGAGTTGTCTGGGTGGTGGTGAATTTGTAGCCCGTCTACCCAGTGTTGGGTTTCACCATCGGTGGGTTTAAGAACTTCGTGTACGGGGTGTTTCCATGTGTAGCCGTGTCTGCTGTGGATTTTGTCGCCACCATAGACAAGCCCTTCTGTGCCGTCGGGGTTCCATGACCATGTGTATTTGTATCGGGGGCGTGTTATCTCTTTGGATACCCCCTCTAGTGCTTCTCGCCAGCCTGGTTGCAGTTGTTCATCCATATCTAAAGCAATACACAGGTCAATGTCTTGGGGGAGCATGGATAGCGCCATGTTGCGGGCTGTGTCAAATCGCCACGGGCTGAACTCACGAGTAACAGTGTGGATACCGAGCGAGTGGGCGAGGGTGGTGGTGTTATCGGTTGAGCCTGTGTCAAGGATGAGGAGGTGGTCGGCTTCTTTGGCGGAGTCGTACCAGCGTTGAACGAAGGCTTCTTCGTTTTTAGCGATTGTGTATACAGCGATTCGCATTTGTTTCCCTTCTATATTTGTTTTTATGTTTTGATTATGAAGTTCACACCCAAGTATGGACTCATGTTGTCGTGTGAAGAAGCCGCATTAGCAGCGGTGTTGTTTGCGTTGGTCATCGCTACTGTTCCTGATGGTGTTATGGAAGTATTTTGGTTTGTCGCTGTAGCGTTAGCGTTCCCACGACCACCTCCCTGAGCGTCAACGCCAGCACCACCATTAACAAAACCGTTTGCAGAAGGATAACCACCCGCACTTGGCGCAATACCAAAGTTATTCTGAGTATGAGTATGAGCATCTTGTGTATGCGTATGACTTGCAGCAGTACCAGTAAAAGAAGCGGTGTTTGCATGAGAGTGAGCAGGAACACCAGACTGGGCGGAAGTCAAAGTGACAGACTCCACACCACCCGTACCAGCAAGAGTTCGTGCTGTAAGTCCTGTACCTGTTCCTACACCAATAGGAGTACGGCTACTCATGTCAGGGATATTGAATGTTGTTGTTCCATCACCAGCACCAAAGGTGGTGGCAATGGCTGTAAACAATGTTGAATATGTGGTGCGTGAAATTGCATTGCCATTGCATAACAACCAACCGCTAGGTGCTGTTGTTGTTACAACCCCTGCAAGCACTGTTTGTGTTACTGCCCCTGCAAACATTTGAAGTGAAGCAGTAGGGATGCCTGTTGCGCCAGTTGCACCAGTCGGACCTGTAGCCCCCGTGTTCCCTTGGATACCTTGGATACCTTGCGCACCAGTAGGTCCTTGCGCCCCTGTAGGACCTGTCGGTCCTGCCGTACCTGTAGAACCAGTTGGTCCAGTTGGTCCTGTGACCGTAGAGGCTGCACCAGTTGCACCTGTAGGTCCAGTTACACCTTGGATACCTTGGATACCTTGCGCACCTGTAGGTCCAGTCACCGTAGAGGCAGCCCCCGTAGCACCTGTAGGACCTGTAGGACCGATGTTAGCCACAACAACAATGACATTCAAATTATCGGCAAAACCAGTTGCGCCCGTACCTGCACTAGCAGAGTAAGCAACAGGTATATCAAGCCAAGAGTTGCCGTTATCTACAACGGTTCCATTAACAATAAATTTTTGGTAGTTGGCAGAGTTAGCAGCATCTTGAATATAGATAGTGTCGTTTGCTTTTAGAATCCCAAGGAACAAGTCAATGTCGTAACCATCTTGGTCAATATGGTTTATTTGTAATTGTGTAGCAGATGTTTGTGTTGCGTTGTTGTATGCAATCAACCCAGTTCCAGGGTTGCCACTTGTTGTCCCTGTATCAATTTTATAGTCATAGAAACTAGATGATTGTCCACCTGGACCTGTCGGACCAGTAGGACCTGTAACCGTACTAGCGGCACCTGTTGGACCAGTAACACCTATTGGTCCTGTTGCACCTGTAGGTCCTGTAGGACCTGTAACTGTTGAGGCGGCACCTGTTGAACCTGTAGGTCCTGTAGGTCCTGTAGGTCCAGTTGGTCCAGTTGGACCAGTATTTCCTAAAGCCCCTTGTGGTCCTTGTGTACCAGTAGGTCCTTGCGCTCCCGTTGGACCTGTAACGCCTTGCGCCCCTGTAGGACCTGTCGGTCCAGTAACCGTGCTGGCTGCACCTGTAGGACCTGTAACACCCTGGGGTCCTGTAGGTCCTGTGACGAACGAGTCGGCACCTGTAGGTCCAGTCGGACCTGTGACTCCCTGCGCACCTGTAGGTCCTGTGACCGTAGATGCAGCACCAGTTGGACCAGTAGGACCAGTAACACCCTGAATACCTTGTGAACCTGTAGGACCCGTTACACCCTGCGACCCTGTAGAACCAGTCGGACCCGTAGGACCCGTCGCCCCCTGTGGACCAGAGTTACCCGTAGTAACAACAGTGATAAGAGCGTCAACAGTTGTAGCCGTAACAGCAGGGACAGCAAGCGCACCAACAGATTCAGTAGTACGAGTAACAGCAATCAAGTAAGTGGTTAAAGATGAACCGCCACGATTAACCGTGATAAGGGTGGTAGCCATTGCTACCTCGTCACATCAGCAAGAACCGTGACATTGCCTGACAAGATAGTAGAGACAACACCTGAAGCGGTTTCCTGCAAATCCCAGAAATAAAGTCCAGCAGACAAAGTAGCAGAAGATGTCGCACTTAAGACACAAGTGACCTGACCCGTAGCAGCAGAAGTAACCGTGCAAGTGAACGAAGCCTTGATAGTTGTGGAGTCCTGCTGGGTGCGAATCTGAGATGCGTAGGTGCGACCTGTGATATCAACGGCTGTAGACCCGTCAGTCGTGATAGTCACAACGAGGGTTTCAGTATCACCACGAGTGATGGTTAGGTCTTGGTCAGCGGGTTGAGCCATACAGCAAAGATTGTAGCACTAAAGAGGTGCTGGCGTTCCTTCAATTTGATGGCGAGAAGTAGCCAGTTGTTCAACAGCATGGCATCCGTCAATCGTTTTAGGTTGCAAACCTTCAGCCCGTAAACGCTTATAGGCAGGCATATCTTTAGACCAGTTCTTTTCACGCTGGTTAATATGAGACACCGCTTCACCTTTGGTGGTGGTGGAGTTAGACCCCATCTGTACCCCTGCTACTCGGCATCCGAAACAACCCTCAACATCCAAACCTGGATGTGTTTCCCTATGCTTCAATGTAGTCTCCATATCCCGCAGCCCGCAGGTCTGCTTCTTCTGTGGCATCAATCGTGTGGACATGACCACCGTGGTAGGTGATAGCAACATCTTCTTGTTCTGATGGTTGGAACTCAGTGAACGAACCGTCGTTCATTTTGAACACATTGCGTCCACGCCTTCCAGGTCTTAAGACAGCAAGGATGCCACGCTCGCCTGGTAAAGCCCAGTTCACATAGTTATCTGTGGGTGGTTTAAAGGTAGTCATGTCTTAAGAATAGCAAAAGCCCCCACCTTTCGGCAGGGGCTTTCGCAATTCCTTGTCGGGAATTAGGCGGCGTTTGAACCGATGCTTGAAGCAGATTCAATACGACGAAGTGCTTCCTGACGGAATACTGCGTAACCAACGAAGTGCTTCCAACCAACTGGGCGGAAACGCTGCAAGAGGTCTGTAACTGTTCCGTACACGATTGTTGGCTGTGCGCCATACTCGCCACCCATAGATACAGCCTTGGCAAGAGCCTGCTGTCCCATGATGAGTGTTCCGTATGAGTCACCTGTACCAGCGGCACCTGAACCGTTGAAAGCGTTTGCAAAGATTGGAGCACGAGCCGACTCCATAAAGCGAACGCCTTCAAACATACCAATTTCACCGTTGTAAAGAGGCATTGCGTTGGTGTACTTGTATGAGTCACGCCAACCTGATGCGTCTGTAATACCACGAAGGTCGTACGAAACATCTGGGTGGATGAAACCGACATAGTTGCCACCAATTGTTGGAACATTCGCTCCACGCAATTGAGCCACTGCACGACGGACATCTTTAGCGGTGATGGTGTCATCAACATCCATGTCAACACGAGCCGTAGCGGTATCTGTACCACCCGTTGCGTAAATAACATTTGTTCCAGCCTGGACAGCGTTACGAGCGATGGTGTCAATTGACAAACCAGCGTTGTAACCAACAGCGTTAGCGGCTACTGGGTCCACAGGGAGGAAGGATGAAGCACGCAACTTAGCGGTTGTTACCGTTGCGTTACCATATTCTTCAAGGGTCACAGTAACTTGAGCGTCGCTCATGGCGACTGGAGTTACATCTTCTGCTTCACCAAGAGCAGTGGTTGCTGCTGCAAGGTCTGCGAAGACTGTGAACTTGACGGATGCACCTGGGTTAGTTGCGTTTGTTGCTTGAACATCTGCGAACTGGTCAAAGTACATTTCTGGACGAAGGGCAAAATATGCCAACTTCTCAAAGGCAACCTGGTCAACATTGAGGTTGGAGGTGCCTGTTTCTGCTGCGTAATAATCAGCCATTTGGGGTTTTCCTTAAATTTTAGAGGGGGGTTTGGTTAACCAAGGTTGATACCTTGGGCTTGTGCCTCTGCAAAAATGTTAGAAATTTCTTCTGCTGACGATGCGTCCCTGATTCGTTTAACCCAAGATGGTCCTTCAGAAGCAGTCTCGGCTCCAGCGGCAATCCTATTGGTTTGCTGCCATGCTGCCTTGTCTGGGTCTGCTTGAACAGGTTGGGGTGTAATCAGTTGTGCTTCTTCTGCGGCTGCCCTGATTGCTTCTGGACTTAAGTCACCGTCGTATCCTTTAACGAAATACTTGGCTTGTGGTGAAGCGGGGTCTATCCCTGCTTTTGCAAAAGCCAACTCTCGTTGGGTTACTGCGAACTCTGCAACTTGTTTGCGTAGTTCTTTGGCTTCCTTTTCCAGTTGCTTCATCCTTGCACGAACTGGGTTCGTTTCAGTTGCTGGCTGGTCGTAGTCGTCTTCGTTGAAATCATCTTCAAAGTTTGACATTATGGCACTCTCCTTAAGTCCACATCACAACGGAGGGCTGTGATGGCTACATATTTACACCCCGTTTTACAATCGCTAACTAGGGGGGCTGTTAGCAATGTCTCCCCATCGGGGTCAAGACTTAAGTTAGCACATTGTTTTGTTGTGTGCTACTGCCCTACTGTGCCTAAACCTATGTTGCCTGTTTGACTGGCAAGGAGTGAACCACCCTGTTGAAATTGTGCGGTGCGTTTCCGTTTACGGGCTTCAATTTTTTGGCGGGCTTCAGCGTTGGTTCCAAAGACCCCAGCAATTTGTTCTTCTTGGGTGATGGCTTGTTCACCTGATGCTGCTTCTGCTGTGGTTGTACCAAATAGTTCTTGGGTTTGTGCTAACGCCTGGAAACCTTGTTGTGCTGTTGCTTGACCAACACCACGGTTGACCAGTTCTTCTGATTGGGCAGCAGTAAGTTGAAGTCCTTGCTCACGGGCAGCGTTGGCTCGCCTTGCAGCCTCAGCCTTGGTAACAGCCTCTGACTGTTTAAACCTGGTTGGGTCAATAAGGAACGCTGCGATGTCGTTATCTTGAAGACCGTATAGACGCTTTAGTTCTTCCTTGGTGCCTGGTTCGGTTTCATATACTGCTTTGTATCCTTGCTGGATACGGGTGTTGAGTTCGTCTGCACGGACATCGTTGCCAATAAATGATGCAAAGTCTTCTTGCTTATCGTAAAACCCTTTAGGCATGCCGTTGACACGAAGGGTCTGGTCAAACTCTTTTTCAATAGCAATATAGTCAGACTCGCTAATAGGTTTGTAACCGTTCTTCTCCCGCAAAGCCATACCCGCAAACCGCTTCTTGTATAACTCGGTGGTGTTGATAGCACGGAACATACGCTCCTGACCATACTGACCACTAAAAATAGTTGGGTCATCCTGCAAAGCAGAATCAAGATTGGAAATCAAAGAGTCCAACCCAAACTGCCGAAGGAAATCAATTGCATCATCTCTTGCTGACATTACGCCGTCTTTCCAAATCCACGAGCCAACGATATGGCTAAGTCACCATACGCCGATTTTGCTTCATTTGTATTCTGCCACTCAGGGAGGGTACGCAGATATTTATTCCATTCCCACAAATCCATCTGACGGTATTCACCAGTCTTTGCATCCTGAAAATTCAAAGCCTTGTTCCATTTATCCTGGGTCCAGTCAATCTGGCTTGTATCAACAGCGTTGCCAAGGATTGACTTTGCTTGTTGTGTATAGGCATACATAGCAGTAGCAACATCTTCACCTTTGTCAAGGGCTGGCTGCAATGAACGGAACTGGGTGCGGGCAGAACCACGCATTGCTTCTTCAAACTGCACCTCACTCTTTTGACCAGTGAGAATTTGCTGTGTAAAACTACTAATCATTTCTTCTGATGGTTTCTGAAAAAAGGCTGCTGCTTTAGCACGAAGGTTGCGGGCAACAGAAGACTGTCTTAAGTCAGCCATGCCCTGTGCACCACCGAGTTGAGCGTTTGCTACCTGCTCCGAACCTAAAGCATTTAATTTCTGTTGGGGTGACCAACCAAACTTTATTGAGTCAGTAGCAAGTTTGCGCAATGCTTCATCAGGGAGGGTAAAACCCAGGTTGCTTGCGTCAACTCTTAATTCTTCAATAGAATTAACAACCCGTGATTCTGCTGTGGCAGGGTCGGTTGATTGCTGAACAGCCCACTGCCGTGCTGACTGTTGAGTGGTGCGATACCAAGATGTGTTTTGAAGTTTTGCATTCATCTTTTGTTCATCGTCTTGGTAGCCACCCTTGACGGCATCGTCAATTACTTTTTTAACTTCAGGGTCACTATTGTAAACATCCCATAAAGAACCAAATTCTTCTTGAACATTTTTTTTCCACGCATCTGAAGTTGTGTCAGTGGCACCAGCGATGACTGCTGTGCGTACATATTTTCCACCTTTGAATGTGAACTTAACCTTCTTAGAGTTTGTGTATGTGTCACCCTCAACTGGTCTTGCTGGTTTTGTTCCGCCAAAATCTCTTGGTTCCCTACCGCCACCGCCGCCGCTGGAACCGCCATTGTCGTCTCCGCCACCACCAGAGGCAGCCTCATCAGCAGCAGACTTAACAGCAGCAGCACGAAGGTCGTAATACTCTTGGTCGGTATACAAACCATAACCAGGTACAGCCCACCTGCTTGTTGCCTGGTTCACCTTTGCTTTATTCAAAGCAGCAAGGAATTTCTTTGCTGAACCAGGTCCTTCTAAAGGTTCAGACCCCATTATGAAGAACGGGTCGCTGGCTTCAGCATCAATAGTTCTATCGTTTGTTTCATCCGTTGCTTTCTTTTTTGCAGCAGCAGGACTTAAACCAAGAGCAACTACATATGCAGCAGCACGCTTCTTTATCCATTGAGGAGTTGTATTGGCTGCAGGAGCAACAGTTGGGTATGTGAGTGTTCCTGGAACAACGGTTGTCGTTGGTGTTGTAGCAGTAGGAGTTTGTCCAAGCGGGGCAAGCGGTGGGGCAGGGGTTCTTTTTTTAGCAGCCATTACATGTTCTCCATAAGTTTTGCTACATTGCTAATAGCAGATAGATATTTGTACCCGTCAGATTCAGCACCGTACTTTTTTTCAATGCGGTTCTTGAAAAATACTTCAGTGCTAGGAGCAGACATACCACCAGAGGCTTCGGTTTGTTGGCTTGCTTGGTAAGCCCTTGAAAACCTGGATGATTCTTCAGCAGATAACTTGCGTCCGATAGTTGACAGGGCAGTACGATTTGCTACTTCAACAAGGTCTTCAGTGGATGACGGTCTAAAACCTGCACCCTTCCCTGATGCGCTTACAAATGGTGATTGCTTAACTGAAGAAAGAACTTTAGTAAACGGTGTTTGTGTCAGGTTTGAAGCATACAAGAGTCTATAGACTGCTGTTTCGTCTTCATCAGATAAACCACCGCCTGGTTTGTCGTCGCCCTTATACCATCCACGGGAGTAAAGTTTATTAAGAAAAGTTTTTCTTGCGACTTCATCCGTGCCATAACTAGCAAGGAGTTCACGAGGGAATGTGCTTAAATTATAAAAAGGGATTGGTTGTCCGTTTTCAATAATTCCAGAAACCTTGTTGCCTTCAATAAAATAGTTTTCGGAGACACCAGTGTTGGAGTTTGCCGCATACCCAGTGCCTATAGGCAATGTGTTTCCTGCTGCTTGATAGTTTGCAGGAGCCAAAGAAGGGTTAGCAGGAACAGTTGTTCCAGTTGTAGGGGTACTAGGTGTTTGTTTTTTTGCTGCCATTATTCCAATTCCTGTGAAAGTAGTCTGTCATATACCTTACCGAAGTCAGGGGTCTGCTCGGTGAGCGTGCTGGCATAATCGTAAAGGTACTCGTGAAGGTCGCCAAGTTCAGAAGATGCCAGAGAAGGGAAGCCACGCCTGATTGCTTCTGCCAGTGCTTGACCACGAATCTCCTCATAATACTTAACAGCAGTTGCGACATCGTTGTTTTGCAATCCCTCGGTTTTTGCAGCCTCAAACAACTGGTTGATGTTACGAGAAGTTTTACCTGGGTCAAGGTTCATCTTGCCAAACCCAGGGTACTTGGCGATGATTGCCAGTTTGTAGTTAGCAAGATATGCCCGTTGGTCTTTGTTCATCTTGGGACCGAACTCTGATTTCATGTCATTGTAGAAAGCCATGCCGATTGCTTTCTGAGAGGCATCAATCATTTCATCTGGAGTAAGTCTCTTACGGAAACCCGTTTCTAACTGTCGGGTGTAAACTTCAAAGTCAAAGTCTGTTCCTGAAGGACCGAAGAACCCAGCAATCTCTTTGTATTTACGAATTAAATCTGGGTTGCTTCTTTCAAAATTACCAAATTCTTTTGACGCTCCAAGACCACCCATCTCGGTGGTTGTTTTGTTTGACAAATAAATAAACGCATTTTCACCAAAGATTTCAATGAAGCGCAAAGCGGCTGTGTCGGGGTTGTTTTCCCGTAGTGCCTGGAGTGCTGTCGCCAACCCAACTGTGTGGGTGTCTCCTTCTTTTGTTACAACACTGAAATCAAAATCTCCTGCTGCTGGACCAGTGAACTGTATTACGCCACGAAGGATAGCGAATGCTCGTGCCTTATCTTCTGCTTCATCTTCCATGCGGGCTTTATCGTCCACATTAGATAGGTCATACTTGCCTGTTGCAGCCAACGCTTGAATTGTTTCAGCGTAGGTGTTAGCAAAGAAACGACCATTGCCAGTGATTCCCTCATATATCTTGGTTACCCATGTTGGTGTGAAGGTGCTACCAAAGTTTGTTCTTTCGCCATAAGGCAAAAGCATTTTACGAACAAAGTCTTGCTCTGGGACTTTTCGCAAAATTACACTGGTAGCCATTGTCATGAATGGTCCAAGACCTGGGCGGAAGTCAAGACCAGGTGCCAAACCTTTAACACCAAAAGTAAAATCTGCGTTTACCCCTGTAACCATCTTTGTTAGGTAACCCGTAAGAGGGATGGACATAGTGTATTGCCCCGTGCTTGGGTCCTTGTAAAAAATTCCACGACCATCGCCGTCTGGGTCTGCTTCACGCCCGTTCTCAACAGTGAACTGCAGTTTGCGGAAGTTGTCTGGGTTAGGCAGATAACCAAGTGAACCACCTGCAACTGGGACTGAGAAGAACCGAGACATACGACCAAAGAACTCAGCCTGTTGCTGGGCGAACGGTGCGATAAGACGCATAACATCTGTACCGTTTCGGCGTTCAACAGCGTTGTAGAAAGTTTTTTTGTATTCATCAACTGCTGCGGCAGATGCCCAACTTGATACCTCGTCGGCGTTTAATGTGCCGTATAGTTTGTCTGGGTTTGCTTTAAGGTCTTGAAGTTTGTTCCACACTTGAGGTGTCAAATAATTTTCTGGTTTAGAACCATCTGAAGCAGCACGAGTTGTTAGGTCATCAATGATTTTGTTTAGAGATACTTCATCAAGTGATTGAGCAAGTTTTTCTATCCGTTCGTAATAGAAACTTCTGAAGGCTGGTGAGCGTTCAAGTTCTGAGATTGGTTTCGTATAGAGGGTTGTGTGGAACTTGTCAACCATCATATCCATTGACTTAATAATTTGGTCCTGTGCTGAAGTGTTAGGAACACGAACTTCACCGACAACATACCGTGGCATGCGTTTGTCCATGTAAATGTTTTTGTCTCTTAAAACTGACTCAAGTTTGGATGTGATGTTTCCCTCAACAAAAGCAAAAGGTTCAACAAAGTATTCTGTACCGTTAGCAGTTTTTGTTTCACTAACAATTTTTGCCAGGTATGTTTCTTTTTTCTTTTTACCGAAGACGATTATGTCTTTAGTGACTTCAACACGACCACCAATTTTAAGGTCGCCAACAATCTTGTCACCAACTTTAACTCTTTGGGCACGCTTGGTAAGACGACCCTGTGCAACAATGTCTAATAGTTCAGGATGGTTGCCTGTTATTTTTTCAAGACGGGCACTGTTTGCTTCTATCAAACGCTTTAGGTTGCCTGGTACATTCATATCAATTTTTTCAAAACTGTATGTTTGTGTGGCGTTGTCCCAAATTTCCTTACCTCTTTTAAATTCTTGTTCAACTTCCTTGAACCACTTAAGTCCTTCTGGGTCAGGGATTGCTTTAGGGTCGGCAGGTTTAATTAGGTCATAAAGTTCGTCAACAGTTTTTCCTTCTGCCATTCTTCGGGTATCCCAGTCAGCGTTAAGTTTTCCAATCTCATCACCATGCGCTCTGGCAACAGTGTTATCTACTTGGTCAAGACGGCGTTCGTACTGGGTGAACTGTCCAGTCCTTGCCGCTCTTTGACGGGCAATGAGGGGGTCTTTATAGTATGCAGAAACTTGAGAACCTAGAACCGACTTGTAATCCGACAATGATTCATCAACATTATCTACGGAACCAGGTATTTTCCAACTTTTACCTGTCAAGGTTTCTTGACCTACTTCATGGTTGACATAACTCATCCAATGAAACGGGTGGTAGAAAAGACTTGTTCCTGTTTTGCCTGACAAGGCAAGGGAAATTTGAGAGTCAACAGTGTTTCGTACAAAGTTGCCTATTGTTGTTGTGATGTATTTACGCCACACTTGTTCTTGAACAAAATCCAACGCAGCAAAAGGCATGCGCAATGCACCAGCCTTGTCAAGATTTATAAGGTTAGGGTCTGATTTATTTTTAACCCACAACCAGTTGAAGTTGTTTGTTAAACGACGAACTTGTTTAGGGTCTGGAATAAAAAATTCGTTCTTACTAAATTCAGAAGTTAAAGTACCACCAACATATATTCTTGCATCCGCATCAGGTGGTAGACCATGAAGTGTGCGGTACAAACCATCGTCAGTTCTGTTGCCAAAAATGTCAACACTGTTGGCTTTAGCACCTTCTACATAATCACCATGTACTTTGTAAAGTTGGTCAACAAGGTCTGGGTGTGTACCAAAAAACTTCATTGAATCTTTTGCTTCAAACATGAGGTCATCGTAAAAGTCTGCGATTTTACCTGTGTCTTTAGAAAGTAAAAGTTCACCTGCACGGTTAATATAACTAGCCTGTTTTTCTGGGTCAGCCTTAAATAGTTTTAATACTCTTTCAACAGTGTCAAGTTGGGTAATCTGGTCACGAGGGGTTTCAGCCTGGAACAAGTTGATGTTGTGCATTGGCATCTTTGAAAATGCTCGTGAGACTCCTTCACCAAAAGGTGCAAGTTCAATAAGTTTATTGCGCTGGGCGAGCGACCTATATGTTCTGCGTCCACCACCAACTCCTGCAATGTTGGAAACTTGTGTACCTAAAACATCAAGTACGCCAGCCATTACTTCTTCTTCTGTTTTGGCGGCAGCAAGTCTCATGGTTGTTGCAGGGTCTAACTTGCCACCCCATAGTTTGCGTGTCTCGGCAAAGTCATTTGTTTCTGCGGTGCGTTGAATGATACGCCGACCAAAATCTGTTCTAAAGAATCTGTTGCTTTGTGCAATGTCAATATCGTTACCGACGATGCCCACATTGGCACGCATGGCTGCTCGTTCTGTTGCGTTCGCAGCAGTAGTCATGACTTCTTTGCTGCCCTTGCCTACGATACGGGAGGCTGCACCCACTTTAGAAAGAACCTCAGCACCAGTATCGGTTTGGCTTACTGCAGATAAACCTTTGCCTACAAGACCAAAGCCTTTAGATATGTCTGCGCCTTCTTCTACCGCACGGGCTGCTTTACCGATTGCGCCTACTATTGGGATAGATGGAATTGCAATTGCAGTGGCTGCATCAACAGCACCAGATAGTAAACGGTATGCGTTTGTGTTTGGTTCAAGAAAAGTTGATGCTAAACCACGACCAAGGGTAAATGCTTCACCGTTGATTGTTCCACGGTATCTGCGCACACGGTCTGATTGAAGTTGTTTTGCTTTACCACCAATAAAGAAACCATCACCAGCCTCCTCATCATTGGCAATAAGGGAGCCTAGGTCTGTTGATATAAACCAACCGCCAATATCTCCACCATCATCAGCGTCAGCAATTTGTGCTGCAGCACCAACAACCGTTTGAGGTATGAACTCTAAACCAGCCATCCCATAACGGGAAGCAGTTTTAATTTTGTCCGTAACATTGCGGTCAATCCAAGATTTTTTCTTTGGTGTTTTAGGTTCTAAATCTAAAGGGGCAGCAGTGCGGGCAATCTCTTTGACTTGTTCGTCAGTAAGGTTTGCTTTTGCGGCTGCAAGTTTTACACCTGGAGATAAAGATGGGAACTGGCTATGTAGTTGCCCTGCACGCAACGCCTGTTCTGGTGTCCCAGTAATAGCCATCTGGCGACGGCGTTCGGCTTCCTGCGCAATTGTCATCCATATAGCATCTTCGTTTTCAACAGGTTGCATTACATTCCATTGTACTTGATTGCAGATAACAAACTAGCAAGGTCATCGTTCGGATACATGCGGTACAAGGTTTCCAGTTCTTCAAGAACAGGGTTAGACATAGGAAGAATTGACGGTCTGTTGTTCATGATAGGAGCCATCATGTCTTCAGGGCGTTGAGTTGGTGCCATCATGTCAACAACACTTCCAGCAACAGGACGATTCACTGGTTGCGTTGGCTGAGGCGCAGCACTTGGTGATGCCCCCATAGGTACTGACTGTTGTGCAGCCATTTGTTTTCCTGCTTCACCGTATGTTTGACCTGTTGCAGCCTTTGCAGCAATTTTTCCTGCGGGGTTACGCAGGTCGGAACGGTTTGGGTATTCAGCCATTATGCTCCTCCGAGTTGACTAGCAAGACTTAAGACACCACCTGGTGACCCTGGTTGTGCTTCTGCTCCTGCTGGTGGTCCACCAAGACCACCTAAAAGTGATTCTAATGATGCTGGTCCACCGCCACCAATAGGTTGTTCGGCACCCATACCTGGCATAGCAAGTCCTGGCATTGTTTCAGGTGAACCCGCTGGTGCTTGTGCAGCCTGTCGTGCTTGCGCACGCTTCTGTGCAGCCATGATTGCTTGTGAAAGATTCATCTTGTTTGATTGTACTTGCGATGCGATGTATGCAAGGTCGTCTGGTTGGTATGGACCGTTCGGGTCGGCTGCTTGTGCCTGAATAGAAGACAACAATGCTGCTTCAATACCTTCAGCAACGAGACGGTCCTTCTCTAGTTCTGGGTCTGAAATGAGAGGGTCTGCTTCACGGGCTGATTCTTTAGACATAAGTCCTGTACCGAGACGCTGACCAAGACCAACAATGAGACTGTTCACATCGGAACCTGCTGCGGAATATGCAACATAGTGGAAGTCTGTTTCCCATAGTTTGTTTGGTGTGTAATCTTTGATTCCACCGCCCATACCTGGCATAAAGAATGATTTAGAACTAGCACCCCAATAGGCTTTTTCAATAGCGATAGCGATTTTGTCTTCTTCAATCATGGATGATGCAAAGATTTCTTGTGCTTCTTGTACTCGGAAGTCTACGGTTGCTGCCAATACACTGTCACCACGGCGACCTGTACGGATATTGGTTCCTGATTCTCCACCAAACTCGGCAGGGATTGCACCTTCAAGACGCTCTTGACGCTCTAAACGGTCTAGTGCTGTGTCTGTTTTATACCCAGGATTGGACTGTTGTATTTGGATGTCTCCACCTTTAACAACACCTAACTGCCCTGATTTACCGTCAGCAATTTGAATAATCTCTGGGTTCTCGCCTGGTCGTGCAACAAGGTATTCATCTGGGAAGATGCCACGCTCAATAGCGATTTCAGTGAGGGCTTGTAAACGGGCACGGGTGTAGTACATACCAAGTAGACCGTCAAACTGTCCGTGTGGTTTATCAAGCGTAATGCGTTGTGGAACAATAACAAGTGGCATACCTGCACGGTTGCTGACACGGGATAGTTCTACCGATGGGGAACCAAAGTAGGCACTACCGCTGATAGGGTCACGCTCTTTTTCGTATCCCATAACAAGGGTAACTACTTCAGTTTCGCATACATATTCCAACACAGTAAACATGTCATCTGGTTGTGGTTGCCCTACACGCAGCGTGCCATTAATCATTGGACCAAAGTTTTGAGTTAGCCATGCGTATGTACGGCTATAAGAGAAAATACAATCCATTGGAACTGGGTTATCAATGTCTGAAACTGGTGCGGGGAAGGTATCTAGTGGGTTGCGTAACTGCCACTCTGGAATACGCTTATCAAAGTTAGGTTTGATATAGATAGGTGAGTTGCTGTATGCAAGTAAGTGTCGTGCACGGCGACGCATCTTCATATTCATGCGGTTCTGGTCCCAGATAGAAAGCATTGCACGCTTACGGTCACGAGCCATCTGCATTGAACGGTCTGAACCTTCACGCAATGCAGGGAAATAAGGCACTGGCATAGTGCTTGATACACGCATACTCATCTGGTCAAGACCTTGTACCAGTAGGTTTGCAACAGAAGACTTAGTGTTGCGGTCTAATTCGTTTAGTGGGACAACCACATCGCCGTTAGCAAGTTGGCGTACTTGGCGCATTTGTGAAAGGATAGGACCTTGGGCAGTAACACGCTGGCGGTAGAGGTCAACTATTTCTTCAACTGATTTCATGCGTGACCTTTAGTGTGACTCAAACAATGCAACGATAACATATTAGCCTTACTTAAGCCAGGATGGTCGCCATTGGCGGGGTGGTGGTTTGGATTCGGTTAGGTTCGGCAGGTTAAGTAGAGCCATCCATAAAGCCATAACAATGTCTGTGCCATGTTTCTTATCTCTAGACCATTTAGTTAACTCGTCTGAAGCGGCAAGAGTCTTCCAGTTACCCTTCATAGAAGGCAGGCGTAAGGCTCCCGACCTGATAACTGGCGGCAATAATGATTCCACACCCAGTGATTCGTCTAGTTTGTTTCGGCTAGTGGTGTGAGGCACAACATTGACACGGTGAAGGGCTTGCCATTTGCGTACAAAGTCGTGGGCTAGAAGGAACCGTTGGGCTGCGTTGATTTCAACAATCCAATGCGAGATTGGGTAGCCCATTTGGTATGAGCGTTCCTGCATCCTGTCCATCAACCCTGAGTATTCACCTGTCATGGTGTCATAACCGAGGACTTCTTCAGCGGATAGTTTCACTCGTTCAATATCTACAACATGGTAAAGGTTTGTATTTGGCTGGTAGATAATCCACACAAATGCCCAGAACATGGTAGGTGAGGGGTCTACAGCGACGATAGATACCCACGGGTGCGCTAAACCTTCAGGGATATACCCTGGTTGACGGTCTGCATCTACACATCCTGGGTAGTCCACCCCATCTAGTCCTATGCCACCTGTTATCCAGGTGCGTTGTACCAGTTTAGAGTCTAAATCCAGGTCTTCTTGTTGATATACAACTTTGAATACATCTGGTTTGTTGTACCGTACAAATGATAGGTCTTTCCAGGGTAGACGCTTGGGTTCTAGTAGCGGTCCGTCTGGATACGGTAAAGATTTGAAAGAACGAGATTCTTTACCCGTGTCAAGTTCCTCATAATACGCTTTATAGATGATATGGCGGTACTTTTTTTGCCGTACTGGTACACCTTCAGATACATCTTCAGGGGTATGGACATCTGACCCATCGTAATTGATATCTTCTTCAATGTCGTAGGTTTCTTTGGCGAGACAATGAGCGTAAAGGTCCCCCGAACCGAGTCTCTGCCCGACAACAGCCAACAACCCGCCTGGGTCGCAACGGGCTTCTGCCACTCCGTCCCATCTTTCCAGAAGTTTGTCCCTAGCCACGCTTTCTCGTGCATTGTCAGGTGAGGCAACATCGTCAAAGAGACATAGGTCGGCTCGGTGCCCAATGAACTCTGCTTCAATTCCGTAGGCACGGACAGTTGGCTCTTTGTTGTCCAAACCGTTTCCGTCAAGTTGCTCCACGACAAATTCTTCTGCCCGCCATAGGGCACCTTTATCGGTTGGTTTGAATCTTCCATAGTCAATTGTTAAACACCCTCCAGCATTTACTGCTAATCCTTTTTGTACCATACCTGGGTCTGGTTCAATTGGTTGTACTCGTTCTAAGGTTTCACGGATACGGCGTGAATACATCTTTGCCATGTTCTGAGATACAGAACCAATCATGACACGCACCCTGCGGTTACGAATAATTGCCCACACAGCCACATCGTGAAACAGGGTTGATTTTCCTGCACCTGGCGGGACATTCATAACAACAAATTCTTTTTCTTCAGACTCCAACAGTTTTACAAGAGTAAGTGCTGCTTCAACCTGCCACGGGGAAGGTACCCGTCCTAGGTAATACTCACGAAAGAAAGCAAAGTCTTCTTTACCACGGCGGGCTTCATCACACAGTTTGTCATCAGGGACAGCAGAAGGTAAATCAATAGCATCCATAAAAGCGTTGTAATCATCACGCTGGCTACCACCTTCGTTGCGTTGAACCTTAGATGCTTTAGCGGTTGCTTCTTTACGGACTGCTTCTGCGGCTCTGGCTTTTGCTAACCATTTGGAACCTGTGTTGACATGGATGCCAGCAGTACGGGACGCTTGTGTGATTGTTTGCCCTGCTGTAATTGCTGCAAAAAATTTTGCTTGGTCAGCGGGGGAAACTGTGCGTTTAGTTCCCATCGGGTTTTATTCTACCACTTAACTTTGTCAGCCCAATACGCAGCAGACATTTTTCCTTTAGCAATGTTAGAAGCATGACGGTCTTTGAACGCTTTGTTGCGTGCAGACCCGTCAGGGGAACCTGACACACCTTGTTGTCCGAAACGGATTAGTTTCACTTCGCTACCAACTTTGGCTACAACAACATGAGATTTAGTTGGATGCTTAGGAGTTGCCTTTGGTTTATTAAACCCAGACACCCCAGCCCGTTCAAGTCGGGGGTCCTTCTTTGCTGCCATTACTTTTTCTTCTTAGGAGCCATCTTCATTTTTTTGCCAGACTTCTTAGCCACCATTTTAGCGTCTTTCATTCCAGCGTCTGTGTATGGGAACTTCTTTTTTCCTACCTGTGGCATGTTACTTTCCTTTTTTGTTTCGGGATGCAGCCATGTTATCAACAAGATTCGGGTACGGACGACCCGCCTTCTTAGCCCGTGCTTTTGCTGCTGTCTTTTGAGAGGAGGTAAGAGGAGAAGACTTTTTCTTTGGGTTTTCTTTTTCCCAAACAGGCTTCTGTTTCATTACTTCTTCTTCTTTGGTTTGTCTTTGTTGTACAGGTAAACCACATCGTCTTTAGGAAAAGTGGTTCCTGGCGCACGGTTTTCTACGGAGTTTTTTAACTTGCCACTTTTATCACGATAGGTAACATTAATCAAGCCAAAACCCAGATTATCTTTCTTGTCTTGCGCACGATACCTTTGATTGAGTTTTGCTGCTTCAGCAAGAATTTTTTTATCGGATGCAAGAACGCCTGCTCGTTCGGCTGCCTTCTTTTTTTCCACAACCGATGGCAAAGTCTGGTTAAAACCATGTGGCTTTTCTTTAGGCTTAGACGGTGCCACCATTTTCTTAGCGGGTAATTTTTTTGCTGCCATCGGTATTCCTTAAATAACTATGAAGTATTGGTTGATAGTAACACAACACATGCTATGCTGATGTCAACTTCACAAGACCTCCACGCTGGGATAGCGTCAAGGCAGGCATGGCTGTATACCGTTTGCATGGTACGGGGCGTTTCACACCAGGTAACTGGGGTAGATGAATCCTGCAATCAAGAACATCTGAAACAGATGGTTGTTCCCCTATTGTGTAAGAGATTCAAGCAGCGTGAACAACGACATATGTTCAACCTTTCAGGTGTCGGCTAAAAGAATTTGGCTACGGCGACCTTGGTATCAATGTGATACCTAAACCGTGGGGGAGGCTAAGACAAGACTGCTAGTAATCCTGTTCCGCTAAAGCGGCTAACGCCCTTGGCTACGCCAGCGGTTGTTTGCAAAGAAGCAGTCACAAAGTCTAGGTCCAACTTCCAAGTCGGTGAATTACTTTTTTTCTTTCCTTGCCTACTGTTTGGTAGTTGTGCCTGCAAACTAACTGGTTAGTTAGTTGTGCTATGCAAGTACTGTCATGCAACTGGGTGTATCTAACAGAGAATGATGGAAGCGAAGCGTATGCTCGCCAACTCAGGCACAATAAAAGCATTAGAGAATTAGCACGACAAGTAATAGATAAAGGTTAGGTCTTAAGTCATGA